CCGAAAACTACGAGAAAAGTTTTTGGCGCAAAACCCCCTATGCCATTGGTGCAAGTTAGCTCCGGCGACGACTTTAGATCACGAGCCAGCATTAGCATCCTTTCCAACACCGGAGTTATGGCGAGGGACACTAGTGCCAGCATGTTCGAAATGCAACTACTCACGAGGGGCTAGGTATGGCAACGAAAGACGAAGATCTAAAAACAGTCGTAGATGGTAAGAAGCCAGTCGGCAAGCACTTGAAGATTGTCAAGCGCTCAATCAAGAAGCGTGACATCGATCCAGTCAAGGCTGAGATGCTTCGCGGTTTAGCGCGTGCATGGGACTTGATTGAAGAGTCCGGTCAGCATATTGCAAGCATTCCGTCAATCTGCCGAGAGATGCGTGAGATATGGGATTCGGTAGGCAATCCTCCGGATGACATCGCGGAGTTATGGAAGTCTTAGAAGCCAATCAACAACATCTCTGCCCTCCGAGATGGGCTACCGGTCGCGACGATTCGTATGAAACTGACGGAGAGCGGCTGGCAAAGGTCGCCCGGCTTATGGGGTTCGATCTCTTTGCATGGCAGAGATTGGTCGCAGATGTCGGGCTCGAACGCGACGGAGACAGATATCGTTATCGAACCGTCTGCGCGGCCGTAGGTCGTCAATCCGGCAAATCGAAACTGATCGAGACCCGTATTGCGTATGAACTTCTGCAAAACAACAGAGCCGTCGCCTATACAGCCCAAGACCGAAATATGGCGAAACTCAAATGGCAAGAGCATGTCCATAACTTTGAGAACTCGTCTCTCTCGAAATACATTCGCAAGGTTAGCAATACGAACGGCTCCGAACGCCTGTATATGAAAAATGGCTCGACTTATACCATCGTGACGCCGAACGATAAAGGCGCACGCGGCATGAGCTTAAACTTGATGGTCATTGACGAGGCATTGACTCATCCGCTTTCCTTGATTGCCGCTTTGCAACCGACACTTGCAACACGCCGAAACGGTCAGCTCTGGATTCTTTCCAATGCTGGCATTCCGGGCGAATCAGAGCTTTTGCAGCATTATCGCAACATTGGCCATTCTGGCCTTCAAGATAAGAATAATCCTCTGGCATGGTTCGAATGGGCGCCGAGTGAAGATAAGTTTGATTACATGGATGAAGCAGTCTGGTATCAAGCGATTCCATCGCTCAGCGAAAAAAACGGCGTTATTGTCGAAGCGGTTCGAGAAGCTGCGCTGACAAACAGTCCAGAGATATTCATGAAGGAATGGCTCAATGTCTGGCCATCGCAAGAAGCAGCGCAAGTCATTCCGACCGATTTATGGGACTCGCTCGCTCGAACTGACATCATCGTAGGCAATCGCATGGTCTTGGGCGTTGATATCTCTCGCGAGCGTGATAAGGCATCAATCGGCGCGTGTTCGATTCAAGGTGGCATCACACCGCTTGAAGTCGTCGAAGCTCGTGATGGCGTGGGCTGGCTCGTCCCAAGACTTGTCGAGATTGCGAAGAAATGGAATGCGCCGGTGGTCATCGATAGTGGATCGCCAGCCGGCTCAATCATCGGCGAACTGGAAAACTCTGGCATCAAGGTTATTGCAGTCGGACTGCGAGATTATGCCCGTGCGTGCGGCAGCTTTTTTGACGGAGTGCAGAATCGGACGATATGTCATCTCGATGACCCTAACCTTCGAGATGCAATCTTAGGATCAAGCAAAAGACGCTTAGGAGATGCTTGGGCGTGGAATCGTCAAAGCACGACCAACATCACGCCACTCGTGGCCGTGACGCTGGCGCGTTATGGCGTAGTCAATGAACCGGAAGAAAAGCCGGTCGTAAGGAGCAAAATCTACTAATGAAAAAATACATCGGATCCATCATTCAAATCATCGGTGCCGTGTGCATCGTCTTTGCCGCTTCTCTGGTTAATGTCGTCCTTGCGGTATCATTAGGCGGACTTCTTTTGCTTTCCTTTGGCATTGCGCTTGAACGGAGACTCTTCTAATGCTCGGACGACTATTCAAGCGACAACTGCAACCGAACACCGTTTACACTTCGCAAGGTTATGTTGATTCACTAGGTCGCGTTGGTCGATTCTTTCAAGGTTCATGGTCTGGCACTTATGTTGATGACAAAACAGCTTTAGGCATTCCGGCAATCTGGCGCGGTGTCACACTTATTTCAGATGCTTTAGGTGCGCTTCCCATTCATGCTTATCGAAAAGGCGAACTCGTCGAACCGACACCAAAGATTCTTGATCGTCCAGTCCCGACCGAAACTCGCATGGAAACTTATTCGGCGATGGCTGCATCTCTTCTGATTCATGGAAACTACATCGCCGTACTTGGAGAGCCAGGAGCTAACGGCCTTCCTGAGTTCTTTTATCCAGTCGAAGCAAGTCGCGTGCATGTCAATCGATCTGACGACGGAAGAATCACTTATCGCATTGACGAAAAAGTTTATGACAAGTCAGAGATTTTGCATATCAAGTATTTCACGATGCCCGGCTCATTAGTCGGCGAAGGTATTATTGGAATGCAACGCCAAGCACTCGGCAAGGGTATTGCAATCAACGAATATGCAGCGCGTTATTTTGATGGCGGTGTTCTACCTTCGGCAGTTATCAAATCGACCAATCCAGATCTTAGCCAAGAAGAAGCCGATGCTTTGAAGGCTGCATGGATGGCGATGTATAGCGCACGCAACCGACAACCGGCAGTTCTTAACGCAAGCACAGATTTTGAAGTCTTATCAAGCAACGCGCAAGAGAGTCAGCTCATCGAAGCGCAACAGCAATCACTTGTTGAAGCTGCGAACATTCTTGGCCTTCCTGCGTATTACTTGGGAGCGCCTAACTCATCGCGCACTTATACCAATGTCGAGCAAGAAAACCTTCAACTCGTTCGATGGTCGATTCAGCCGATTGCCGAACGCATCGAACAAGCGATGAGCGATCTTCTCGTTCGTGGTCAGTATGCCAAGTTTAACTATGACTCACTTCTTCGCACGGATACTTTGAGCCGTTACCAAGCGCATAAGATTGCAATCGAGTCAGGCTTCTTGACCATTGATGAAGTTCGCGAATACGAAGATCTTGAATCGCTTCACGAAGCTACCGAGGATTACGAAGAAGAAGCACCGGAGATGGATGACGAAGAGCAGCAGCCGTCAGAGATCGGAGATACCCAAGATGCAGACCTTTGAGCAAAGATTCCTGACCGCAGGATTTGAGCATCGAGCCGAAGGCGATGGGCGCACCATTTATGGCATCGCCGTCCCTTACGATGTTGAGATGCGCGTCTCTAGCGACACGACCGAAGTATTTCGTCAAGGCGCTTTTGCCGATGTCATTCGCGCACCGCATCGCGTCAAACTTCTTCGTGGCCATGATGCAAAGGCTTATCCGCTTGGCCGTGCTACTTTGCTTCGCGAAACCGATAAAGGTCTTTATGCCGAGTTTAAGGTGAGCAAGACACGCGAAGGCGATGAAGCTCTTGAACTTATTAAGGACGGCGCACTCGATCAACTTTCCATTGGCTTTATGCCGTTAAAGAATCGCAAGCGCACCGATGGAGTCATCGAGCGAATCAAGGCTCATCTTGCCGAAGTCTCTTTGGTTACTTTCGGCGCTTACGGCGAGCACGCGATGGTTGCAGGAACTCGGTCAGAAGAGCGTCCTAGCACTCCACGCCTAGATGCTGCATCGGAGATTCTAAAGAAGCTGCGTGGCTAATGCCTTACTCGGTAGTCAATGACCATCCAGAGTGCGAAGGCTTTGCCGTCATCAAGGATTCGACTCGCGAGGTTATCGGCTGCCATAAGACAAAAGAACAGGCGCAAGACCAACTGACGGCCATCAACATTTCAGAGTTTGGCACCCGAGAAGTTATTGCGACACCCAATATCGACTATGCTCGAAAGATATTAGAATCTTTACGGCGTTTAGATATACAATAAGCCCGTTGGAGATCACCCCGACACTTTGCAAGCAACACCCCGCATTCGGCGGCACCTTGCTTCGATTGGCGATCGGCACCATCTCGCCAATCACCCATTCCTAGACACTTGGAGAAAAATCATGGCAAACGCCTTCCTTGATTCTCTTCGCGAAAAGCGAGAGAGCAAGACTTCAATGGTCGAGTCCATCATCAACCGCGCTGCCGAAGAGGTTCGCGACCTGAGCGAAGTGGAACTCGCCAATGTCGAGGCTCTTAACCTTGAAGTTAAGAAGCTCGATGAGCGTATTGAACAAATCTCTGAAATCGAACTTCGCAACGCTAAGGCTGCCGAACTTGCAGCTAAGGTCGATTCTGCGAAGCCAGCGACAGAGAAGCGCGAAAGCGCAGCATTCAAAGTCACTCGCGAAGAGCTGACTTATTCAGAGCGCACCGCAGAGGGCTTCCTCTCCGATGCAATCAACGCGCACCTTCGTCGTGATCCAGATGCAGAAGAGCGCATCGCACGCCATATGCGCGAAATGGTCGTTGAGAAGCGAGCAGCTTCGACTTCATCCTTCGCAGGATTGGTCGTGCCTCAATATCTCGTAGATCTCTACGCACCTCTCGCACGCGCTGGCCGTCCATTCGCTGACGCAGCACGCAAGCACGCGCTTCCAGCGCAGGGCATGTCAGTAGTCATAAGTCGAATCACGACAGGCACTTCGGTTGCTTATCAAACTTCGCAAAATACTGCGGCCGTCTCAACCGATCCAGATGACACAACTTTGACAGTCGATGTCAATACCATCGCAGGTCAAAACTCAGTTTCAAAGCAAGCGCTTCTTCGTGGATCAAACATTGAGAGCATCGTTCTTAGCGATCTTCTTCGTGCTTATCACACGAAGCTCGATGACTCGCTTTTGAATGGTAGCGGTTCAAATGGTCAGCCTCTCGGACTTGATGGCATGACGACCGGCATCGTGGTTACTTATACCGCGACCACCGGTACGGTTGCAGGAGTTTTCCCGAAGATTGCAGATGCGGTCCAGCAAATTCAAAGCACCATCTACGCAAATCCAAACGCAATCATCATGCATCCACGCCGTCTAGGATTTTTCCTTGCTGGCGTTGATTCATCGAACCGTCCATTGGTTGTTCCTCAGGCATACAATCCAATGAACGCAATCGGTACAGGCGCAGGAACTCCGACATACGGTAACTCTGGTTACTCAATCCTCGGACTTCCAATCATCACCGATGCCAATGTCACCACCACCGCTTCAACTGATCAAGATCGCATTTATGTCGTTGATCTCAACGAGTGCCATCTTTGGGAAGAGGCGAACTCTCCGACTTATGTTAAGTTCGAAGAGCCAAATGGCAAGGTTGCATTGAACATCGTTATGTTCGGAATGTCAGCCTTTACATCTCTCCGTTACCCCGGCGCGATTGCTCGCATTCAGGGAACCGGACTCGCAGCGCCTAGCTTCTAAGCGGCGCCCCTTGTCTCCGGCGTGACACCTTTCCGCGCCGGAGACAGTTATATCCATGATCGGCTTTCGTATGACAGGCAGATCATGTCCCGTGTCCCAGACTTGATTTTCTTGGAGGAAGTCGATCATGGCTATAACTAACGGCTACGCAACACTCACCGAAATAAAAAACTTCTTATCGATTCCAGTCAGCGACACCGCAGATGATTCCCTGCTCGAAGGTTTAGTGGAATCAGCATCTCGCAGCATCGACCGTATTGCCAATCGTCGCTTCTATCTCGACACTTCCGCGACTGCTCGCCAGTATCGCGCCTATTCGGATGTCTTTGTTTATACCGATGACATCGGCACGACTTCGAGCCTTTCAGTCTCCATCGATGAGGCTGGTAACGGCACTTACTCAACCCTTTTGACTTTAAACACCGATTATATTCTTGATCCATTAACCGCCGCCGCTAAAGGCCGACCTTTTACGCAGCTCACGATGGTTTCGTCCTCGACATCATTCCCAATCTTTCCGGGCTTGTTCGGCAACGGTTTAAGACCGGGCGTGCAAGTAACCGCACGATGGGGATGGCCTTCGGTGCCAGATGACATCAATACCGCTTGTCTTATCCTGACGGCAGACCTTTACAAACGCAAAGACGCTCCCGGTGGCATTCTTGGACTTGGCGATCTTGGCGCTATTCGCATGAGTGCGATGGGCAGAGATGTCTCATCCATCGTTCGCGCATATCGAAAAGAGACTTTGGCGTGAACCCTTCGACGGTGCGAGATAACCTTAAAACCGCTTTGGCGACCATCTCTGGAATGCGTTGCTTAGACACCGTGCCAGATTCGGTTAATATCCCGACCAATGGCGCAGTCGCAATCGTCGGAATGTTAGATCTCACCTATGACTTCACACTCAATCGCGGATTCGATTCCGCAACTTGCAGCATTCTTGTCGTTGTCGGTCGCATGAGCGAATCGGCAGCGCAAGATCGTCTTGATGCTTACTTGGCATCAGACGGATCATCTTCGGTTAAAGCCGCTATCGAAGCTGATAAGACACTTAGCGGAGCCGTTCAGACGCTTCGTGTTACGCAAGCGACTAGCGGTATGATTACCGTCGCCAATATCGATTACCTCAGTTATCGGTATGAAGTGACCCTCATCGGCTGACCAAAAGGAGAAACATCTCATGGCTATATTCATGGGCAACAAGGTCGCGGTCGTCGTCGGCACCACTAACACCATTACGACTTTCGTCAATACCGTAAGTCTAAACCGTGAGCTGGATGTCGTTGATATTACTGCGATGACTGATTCGGTGGCTAACGCCATCACCGGAGTCGAACGCTCGACTCTCAATCTTGAACTTTACAATGATTTTGCGGCTTCATCCGTGAACGCACTTTTCGAAGATGCGCTTGGAACAAAGCTCAACATCAAGCTCATTCCAGTATCAGGAACCGTCTCAGCGACGAATCCTTCTTACTCGATGTCATGCTTGATTTCGAACTGGACACCGATCAACGGAAGCATCGACGGCGTTGCTTCGGTTTCGGCATCCTTTCCGGTAACTGCAATAACTAAGGCAACTTCCTAACAACTAAAGAAGGGACAACATGCATCAGATCAAAATAGTCAAGAAGGATGGCTCAGAAGCCCTCTATGACTTGACTGCAAGCGCGAGAGTGGCCTTTGAGGCTCACTATCAACAGGGATGGCGTAAGCGATTGGTCGAGCAACAAATGGAACGCGACCTTTGGCACTTGGCTTACTTCTTAGTCAAGGCCAAAGGTCAGACGACTTTGGAGTTCGGCGATGAGTTCATCGATCAATACGATGACATTGACATCATCCTTGATGCAAAAAATGGATAGACCGTAACGGAGACATTTACGAGGTCGCTTCCGTTGCGGTGCTTACAGGCATAGCGCCTAACGCTTTGCTTGAATGCGATCCAGCGATTTACACGGCCATCAAGGCCATTTTGCAACAGCGTGGCCAAGCGCAGTCGCAACAGGTCAGAAGGAGGCGATGAGATGATTCAAAGTCAGATTCAAGTCGCCAATCTTGATGACTTGTTGAAAGATCTTAAAGCCTTGAATCCTAAACTGCGAAGTGACTTGATGAAGGGTTTAACAAAAGCCGTCAGGCCAGTTAGAGACGAAGCTCGCAAGCTCGTCCCAGATCAAAACCCGATAACTAACTGGCGCCAGATAGAACCTACTTATGCGAGTGCTGCATGGGTAAATGATTTTGAGCATAGAGATCGCGAAGCCGGCATTCGATGGAAATGGTCGCCAAGTGATGTCAGGCGCGGCATTAAGGTCAGCCGAGCCAAGTTTAGAACTGGTCGAGCATCCTTTGGCAAAGAAGAAGTTTCAGTCGTCTCATTGATTAACACAACTGCACCGGGCATCATCTATGAACTCACCGGATCAGGCACAGGCGCTTCGGTCAGGCGCACAAAGCGCGTCAGCCGCAATCCAGATTCACGCACCGATTTTATTACTGCGATGACAAAAGCCGGTCGAGGTAAGCCTAAGCGTCTGGTTTATCGTGCCGCCGCTACGAAAGGCAAAAAGGCACTTGATGACATTCAAAAGGTTTTAGATGAGCGTCTCTATAAGTTTGTGAGGAATCGCTAATGTTGAGCCGTAATGTCATTATTAACTTCTTTACCAAGACGCAGACCAAAGGCTTAGATCAACTTGGTCGCTCGACTTTCGGCTTAGATAAGAAGTTCAAATCACTTCGTCGCACCATGCTTCGTTATGCTGGTATCGGAGCAATCTTTACTGTCTTGGCTAAATCTTTGCGTGGCTTTATTGATGAAGGCAAAGAGATTAAGCGGCTTGAAATCCTGCTTAACAATCTTGGCAAAGGCTTTGAGGCCGTAGGTGTAGAAGAGTTTTTGGGCAAGTTACAAGTCTTAACCGGCGTCGTGGACGATCAACTTCGTCCGGCATTCGGCAGACTTCTTCGAGAACTGAAAAATGTCGGTGCAAGCCAAGCACTTCTTAACATCGCTATTGATGTCAGTCGAGGCACCGGACAAGACCTTGAAACAATCATCACGGCATTAACTCGCGCATTTAATGGGAACAATACTCAGTTAAAGCGACTTCAAATCGGTCTAAGCAAAGCTGCACTCGAAGGCAAAGACTTTAGCGTTGTTCTCAAAGAGTTAGAAAAACTCTATGGCACCGCCGGCGAACAATATCTTGACACCTATGCCGGCAAGATGGAATATCTTAAAACTCGTCTGGATGAAGCTGGCGAAGCAATCGGTAAAGGCATCCTTGACGGATTGACTGCTCTTGGCGATGGAAACTTGCAAAAGGGACTCGACAAGATTGTAAAGATTGCCGAAGGCATTGGTAAAGCCTTTGAAGCGTCAGGTAAAGCAATCCAATATATTTATGATCTTCTTGTCAAACTTGGGCTTCTTGACCCGACTGACGATCCTGCTCAGGTCAGAGCTAGGGCGCGTCAGCGTCGTCAAGACTTCTTGGAAGAAAAGAAAAACCGAGAAGAGCTTGAACGATTGGCTAAGTTATCGGCTGCTCGCGCCGCCGCATTAGAGCGCAAGAAGAAGGCTCAAAAGGCGGCCGAAGAAGCAGCAGATCGTTTGAAGAAACGCCTAGAGGCCAAGTTTGACATCGAGAACATCAACCTTGCAGCCGCAGCTCAAAGGAATCTCAGCGAGACTGATCGATCGCGTGTTGAGGCTTTGCAAGCGCTAAAGACCGAAGGCGTTAAGGACGATGAAGCTGCACTCAATAAACTGATTGAACTCGAAAAGAAGCGCGAGGCTGAAATCCAGCGTCAAGCACGCGAATCCATTATTGCCAGCGCTGCGGTAAAGAATCAGCGACTAGCAGACCTTCAAGCCGAACTTGATGCATTGGTCAAGTTATCGCAAGCGAGAGCTGCATCTATCACCGGCACGGCCGTAAGTCCTCAAAATGTTACCTCTCCCACTTTGGAGATTGAACCGACAATCCCTGCCAATATCGCTGAAGCATTCATGGCGCTTTCGCTGGCTGGTCAGGCAGAACAACAAGGCGCAGCCGCTTTAAGCGCTGCTACTGCCGTCGGGCAACAGATAACGGTCATCCAAAACATTCAAGGAAATGTCACTACCGAGCGAGAGCTTTTCGATAACTATGTCGATGCCATCTTTCAGATCAACCGTCAAGGTACAAACTCGCAGCTTGTTAATCTGGGGCGCTAATGGCTGGCGCAGTCTTTAAGTGCGTTATCGACTTTAGCAACGGAGCAACATTTGACCCGGCGCTCGTGCTTGATGATCCGACGACTCCGCTTGATTTAGCGGTTCTTGGTACGGCAGCAGCCGATACTCTCGATGTTACGCAATATGTCATCTCGGCACGAATCAGGCGTTCGTATAACCGAACGAGCGATTCCTTCTTAGGTGGCTCGGCGCAAGTGAGACTCATTGATCAAACAGGGTTATTTAACCCGGCCAATACTTCGGGAGCGAACTACGGCAAGATTTTGCCAATGCGTAAGATTCGCTTCTCTGGGAGTTATCTGGGAAACGAATACGCACTTGGCTCGATGTATATCCAAGAATGGAAATATACGAGTCCCATAGGCGTCACTCCGGCCTTCGTTGATCTTAACTGCGTTGATGGCTTTCAGCTTCTTAACTTGACGACTATTAGCACCGTAAGCGGTGGCACGGCTGGTCAAACGACTGGTCAGCGCATTACGAGCCTTCTGGATGCCGGAGACTGGCCAGCGATGCGCTCCATTAGCACGACGGCAACGACGACGGTGCAAGCCGATGACGGATCATCCAGATCACTTCTCGGAGCTTGTCAGACGGTTGAGCAGACCGAACTCGGTGCCTTCTATATGGACGAGCGTGGCTTTGCCAACTTCAAGAGCCGCAACGACATCATCTCGGCATCCGGTGGCACGCCCTATATTTTTAGCGATGTCGTCTCTACTAGTGCGATCACCTATCAGGCTATTAACTTTGACCTTTCCGATGCTGGTCTTATCAATCGAGCAACGGTTACACGCACCGGAGGCACGGCTCAAACTGCCACCGATTCAGCTTCCATCCTTGCCTATTTCGAACACTCTCGTATTCGTACCGGAATCATGCAGACCGACGCCGATGCCCTATCTCAGGCTCAACTTATTATTGCCAGCCGAAAGGAAATCGGCACGGACATTAATCTTCAATCCATTACGGTCAATCTGGCAAGTGACGATCAGCCAAGCCGTGTCGTGGCTGGTCTTGACATGGATATCTTTACGCCTATTACAGCGACTCAGACCTTGCCTTCCGGCGCTATTACCGTCAATAGCGTCGTCACCGGGGTCGGTTACGATATTTCACCGAATAACTTCACGGCTACATTCACGACGGCGCAGCCTTTCGCGGTAGGATTCGTGCTAGATTCTTCCGTCGATGGCGTTCTTGACGAAGATATTTTGAGCTATTAGGAGATAACAAATGACCTTTCCAGCGCAAGATTTCACCACCGGCCAAGTCTTGACCGCCGCGCAGATGGATGAGATATCGACCGAGATCAATGACCTCTGGCGCCTTACTTTCCGCGCCGTGACTGGCACTTCTGACACGCTGGCGCTGGCTGACTCATATAACAAGATTGTTACTTATTCGAACACCGGCACAACAACAATCACGATTCCAAACTCATCAAGCGTAGCCTTTACGACTGGCGCGATTATCAACATTCTTAAAACTGGCGCTACTGGCACCGTCTCTATTGTTCAAGGATCAGGCGTAACTATTTCAAGCGCTGGCGCAACTGCGACCAATCCAGTTATTACGGCGACCGCAGGAGCAGCTTCTATTATCAAAACAGGTGGAGATTCATTTACAGTCGTGGGGCGTATCGCTTAACATGAACATTCTTGGCATTTTAGCTTCTCCACTTTCCAAGCCAGCGACTTTTACTCTTGATTATCTTGTCGTTGGTGGCGGCGGTGGCGGTGGATTACAAGCAACCACTTTGGGCGGTGGTGGTGGAGCTGGTGGATTTAGAACCTCGACTTTAACTGCTTCCATCAATACGGCGTACACGGTCACAGTTGGCGGTGGTGGTGCAATCAACGCAAATGGTGGCAATTCGGTTTTTTCAACAATCACTAGTACGGGTGGCGGAAAGGGTGGAGGCGGAACAACTGCTGGATCATCGGGCGGTTCTGGCGGCGGCGGTGCAGAAGACGCGGCTGGTGGTTCTGGTAATACTCCTTCGACTTCTCCATCACAAGGAAATAATGGTGGCTCTGGTGTTTCTGGTGCATCTGGTGGCGGCGGTGGCGGCGGCGGTGCGGGTTCTGCTGGAACTTCCGTAGTCGCTTCGACCACACCGGGAAATGGTGGAAATGGTTCGAGTTCGTCGATTTCAGGTTCTTCAGTAACTTATGCTGGCGGTGGTGGTGGTGCAGTTGATTCGCAAGCAAACCCCGGAAGCGGCGGCTCAGGTGGTGGTGGAAAAGGCGCAGATTATTCGCCAAGCCCCGGTGTTAATGCAGATAATGGCACATCCAACACAGGCGGCGGTGGCGGTGGTGGCCTGAATGCAAGCCGAGGAAATGCTGGCTCTGGAGGTAGCGGTGTTGTTATTCTGAAATATCCCGATAGTTACACCGCGTCATTTAGTGGCGGCGTGACCGCATCTACTCCATCTCCTGCCGGTGGTTACAAAATCACAACAATAACGGCCGCAGGTGTCTCTGACACTATAACATTTAGCTGAGGATTAAATGGCTCATTACGCGTATATCGATGATGATAGTTTCGTTGTCACTATTATCGTCGGCAAAGATCAAAACGAATTAATCGATGGTTTAGATCCTGAAACTTACTATGCTCAGGGAACTCCTTATCGCGTCAAAAGAACTTCGTACAATAACCGCATTCGCAAACAATATGCTGGTATTGGTTATCGGTATGACGATGAAGCAGATGTCTTTATTGCTCCACAGCCTTTCCCATCATGGTCATTAGACTCTAACTTTGATTGGCAACCTCCTAAACCTAGACCCGAAGGTTTTTATTATTGGGATGAAAATCAACTAGATTGGGTCGAGATTGATCCGCAGTCATAACGGCTGGCCGGCATCAAAGAACCGTACCGAAATCGGCGTCAAGTCTTTTACGGTGCCGGGGACTAAAATCAAGCTCGCGTGTGCCGAGACAGTCGCTCCGTTGCTTATCAACTTTGCTTCCGAGTTCCATCATCTCGTTGAGAAGATAGACAAAGGCGACCTTGATGACTGGGGTTATGCCTTCCGCACCATTCGCGGATCAGATGTTCATGTCTCTAATCATGCCTCCGGCACGGCTATTGACATTAATGCGACTAAGCATCCGCTTGGTAAGCGTGGCACCTTTACAAAATCCCAAGAAAAAACAATCCGAGAACTTTGCCAGTATTACGGCCTTCGATGGGGAGGCGACTATCAAGTTCGCGCAGATGAGATGCATTTTGAAGTATTATTAAGCCCTGAAAAAGCCGAAGAACTCATCGAAAGGCTGAATCTCCGTGATAAGCGCCCGAACAAAAAGAACCGCTAAACAACTTGCCGCATCGTGGTCACGCACGGCCATCTCTGCCGCGCTTGCCTATTATGTTGCGACTGGCGATATGGATGGCAAGGCGATCCTTTCCGCAGCTTTCACCGCCGTTATTCCTCCCATCCTTCGCTATCTAAACCCTAACGATCAACTAGGCGCATGAACGCAGAGCTTATTACCTCACTCGGAGTCATCTTCGCGAGTGTTATCTCGGGAGTCGCTGCTATCTTTGCAGCTAAGGCAGAAAAGAACTCTCGACCCGTATCCAATGGCTTTGCGCCAGAAGTCATCAAAGATCTCAGGGAGTTAAGATCGCTCTTTATCGAGCATCTAAACAATCACACGAAAGGATAAAATGAGTAACAAGGGACACACAAATCTCGTCATTGTGCCTTCGCGCAATAGGCCAGAAAACGCCGAAAGAACAATCAAGGCATTACAGGAACACTCTCGCATTTCAGACTTTTGCATCGCTATCGATGACGATCAAGCCGATCTCTATCCGCGTCTTGATGGCGTCATGTATGAGGTCAATCCGAGACTTTGGATGAATGGCACTCTCAATCTCGTGGCTTCTCGCCATGCCCAGTCATACAAAACAGTTCATTTTCTCGGAGACGATCATCTTGTTAAAACTCCCGGATGGGACGAAAAACTATATGCTCCTATAAAAGACCGAGGCTTTGGTCTGAGTTATGGCGACGATCTCTTTCAACGAGTCAATCTGGCGACATCGGTGATGATGTCCACGAATATCATCAAAACTCTAGGCTTTATGGCACCGCCAAAACTAACTCATCTCTTCATGGATAACTTCTGGATGAATCTTGGCTATGCTCTTCAATGCATTGATTTCGTCGAAGAGGTCGTAATCGAGCATCTACACTTTATGAACGGTAAATCCGAAAGTGATGCCGGTTATATTGAAGTCAATAGCCATAAACTTTACAGCCAAGATCAAAAAGTCTTTTTGGATTATATGAACAAAGACTTCCGAGACGACATCGCAAAACTGGTCAAAGAGTTCATCATCGAATGAAAATCCTTATGACTGGCCATCGTGGCTTTGTTGGTCGCAACATGCTCAAAAGCCTAGAAGGTCACGACATCACCGGCATTGATCTTAAAGATGGGCATGACTGCCGAGCCTTCTTCAAAGAATCCGACACTCAGTTTGATTTAGTTATCCACCTTGCAGCGATTGTCGGTGGTCGAGAGATGATCGAAGGACGCCCTTTAGCGGTTGCCGATAACTTTTCAATCGACTCTGAGTTCTTCCAATGGTGTCTTAAAACTCAACCCAAAAAGATTATCTACTTTTCTAGCTCTGCCGCATATCCCACCGCTTATCAATGCGAAGGCAACGAACGCAAGCTGCGTGAAGATATGCAGACCATCTACGCACCAAAAAAGCCAGATATGACTTACGGCTGGTCAAAGTTAGTCGGAGAATACTTAGCGTCTTTCGTGCCGAATGTTTATATCTTTCGGCCATTTTCCGGTTATGGAGAAGATCAAGACTTATCGTATCCATTCCCCAACTATGTTCTTCGAGCCCTTGATGATTCACCGACTTTTGAGATATGGGGATCAGGAAAACAAACTCGCGACTTTATTCATATCCAAGACATCATTAACGCCGTCATGGCTGCCGTTGAGATCGATATTCAAGGCGTCACAAACTTGGGGTGGGGTCGCTCTACTTCGTTTATCGATCTTGCAACTATGGCCATGCAAGCCGTCGGAGTAAGCAAAGAGCTTGTCACCCGGCCTGAAAAACCGGTGGGATGTATGCACCGAGTTTCGGACAATACAAAACTGCTTTCCTTTTATCAGCCAAAGATCTCACTTGAAGAAGGGATTGACCGCGCTCGCCATTATTACCTCAATCGCTAACTTGTCAGCGAAGGTTGCTAAACTTGGCGACTGCTAGGGGGTATCGTGGCTAAGAGACTCACTAAGGCCGAGAAGGCCAGAATCAGGCGTCGCAAAGAGCTATCTGCTCGACGCGATAAGCGCACACCTTTGACCGCCATCGACCGCCTAGCATGTCATTTCGTCGAGCTTGAAGCTGCTTTGATCCGGCAGGGATATGACCAAGATAAGGCTCGATGGGTAGCGCAAGAGACAATCGTGACTCTCTGGCAAGAGATTATCCCGAGATTTAACGAGAACGAAGAAGTCTTTCAGCCTTACGAAGATGATGAGGACGAAGATTAAGCGAATCGTCGTAATCTCCGACATTCAGGCGCCCTTTGAGGATGCCAAAGCTATCCGCAACCTTTCAGCCTTTATTCGGCGCTATAAGCCCGATGATGTCCTTTGCGTAGGCGATGAGCTAGATCTCCAGACAATCAGCCGGTGGTCATCTGGCAGGGATGAATGGTCAGGCACTATCGGCAAAGACCGTGATCGATGCCGTGAAATCCTTTATGACTTACAGGTTAAACACCTTTCCCGGTCTAATCATGGGGATCGTCTCTATAAAGCCATGAGCCTTCGTCTGCCCGGTCTTATTGGACTGCCAGAACTTGAATATGAGCAGTTCTTGGGACTCAAAGAACTAGGCATCACCTACCATCGAAAGCCTTATCAGTTTCACGAAACGGCCGTGATGGTGCATGGCGACGAGCAGCCCATCAAGCATCAAGCCGGAGCGACCGCATTGGAGGCCAGTAAGCGTCACGGGCTTTCCATAGTCTGCGGTCACACTCATCGTCTTGGGGTTTCATGGCATACGACATCAAGCGGAGGCAAGATCACGAACCGCACCTTCGGTCTCGAAGTCGGGCATCTCATGGACGAGACGAAAGCCTTCTACACGAAAGGAACCTTTAACTGGCAAAAAGGTTTTGCACTCCTATATATCAAGGGCAAGGCTATCCAGCCGGTTGCTATCCCCATCGAGCGTGACGGGTCATTTATAGTTGAGGGCAAAACATACGGCTAAAAAGCCTTAGAAGGGCTCTAGGAGCCTTTCAAATGCCATTCTTGACCGCCTTACCTTATCTGCTATCTCAAAGCCTCTAATGGCCTTATAGGCCCTTTTCTGGCATACCTTCAACCTTAACTAGACGGTTAGAAAATAAATGATAGAAAACTGCAAAAAACTTGCCGAAATGCTTCCAAAACTGCCCGAAAGTGTTACCGTTATGGAAGTGAAGCGAACCCAGTAGCTTCACGAAAGGGACACAAATGATTCACAATAACGATTCGACAGTCGCAAGACATTTAGAGATCGCCGATGCACAAATCAAAAAAGCAGAGATTTACTTGCAATCAAAAAGCCGAAATGTTCACACTAAATGGACGGAGCGAGGCATCGCTGTAAGGGCTTTGGAAAATGCAATATCTCAACTAGAAAATGCTAAAGACCGCCTAACTCGCAACGGCGCGGAGGTGTCAGCATGAGCCTTCAACTACTTGAACCGCCAGTCGAGCCAGCCGATCAACGATGGCTTGACGCAGCTTTAGCCTATGCTCGTCGCGGATGGTCAGTCATGCCGGTCGCGCCGCGCTCGAAAGAACCCAATCACAACTTGATCCGTCGCGCTTATTTAGATGCGACTACCGATGAATACAAAATCATGGAGTGGTTTTACCGAGATCCAATCGCCAATCTTGGAATCTCGTGCATCGCTTCAAACCTTGTCGTGGTCGATATCGACTTTCGAAATGGTGGAGCGCTTAACGAGTTCTTTCCTGCTACTTACACCGTCAAAACTGGTGACGGTTTGCATCTCTACTACAAAGCTCATCCGTCGATGCGTTTTCCGGGAACCCTCTGGCAAGGTGTCGATATCAAACATCGAGGATATGTCGTTGCAGCTCCAAGTGAGCATCCAAACGGTCAGCGCTATACCGTCATCGATGACCGCGAGCCGGTCGCAGTCCCGATGAGTTTCGTCAAGAAGGGTAACTAACATGTTGCAAGATCTACATATGGACGCTTTGACGCTTGATGTCTTGCGTCGATTTTTTATGGCCAGAAATGCCATTATCAAAGATGACGCGGAAGAAGTGATTCGTGGCTTGCGCGAAATCCAAAACTATTGCGAACAAGCCATTGATCTTATCGAGGAGGGAACTCGATGACCGCGATGAGCTTTGATCCCATAGCGATTTACTACACCATCATTTTGCTTTCGTTGCCAGTCTTACTCATTCTCTATACTGCTTTTACCGAGCATTGGTACTGGAAAGGATGGAAAGATGGCAAAAGACTCGCAGAAAACGCGAACAAATCCTCAAATGTTGTTCGATTCGGCAACTGAAATAATCTTTCAGCGTGGCGCAGATTATGGCCATTATGAGGACAATCTTGCACGGATAGCGCAAGGTATTAGCGCCTATCTTGGATTCTCGGTGACTTCAAATCAAGTCGCTGGAATCATGGTGATTACGAAGCTCATGCGTTCGGTGGAGTCTCCGAGAAAACTCGATCACTACATTGACGCAATAGCCTACTTAGGCATGATTCCAGATCTTATTGATTCCAATGACTGCGATTGTGAGCATGATGGCGATCTATAAGAACTCAGACCGTCGTATCTGGTGCGACCCGTGCAAAGTCCGTTATGGCAAGCTCAAAGATGGCACTTGGCATCACCGGGCGCAAGTCATGGCGGTCTGGATTACCGTCTCAGAGACAATCAATAAAGGCTTTCGGCGTGGCTATTGCCAGCCGTGCGCCAATGAGTATCAGACATGGCATGACAACACGATCTGGACATTCAAAGAAATGCAGGAATACGCGAAAGGAATGAGGCAACTCGATGGCATGGAATCTCGATGAGTACGAAGATGCGGCCAGCTTGAATCGCTGGTTTCAGGAACAGTTTCCGGATGGCTCGATCATCATAGATCGTGAGCATTTTGATCCGGTCAATGGCGAAGTGTTATTTAGGTGCGACCTTTATCGCACTTGGAATGACAAACTTCCAGCCGTTCGAAACTGGGCTCGTGGCAAGCGTGATGAGTATCCGAAGAACATGCAGCGCTGGTTCGTCGAGGATACGGCAACGAGTGCATTCGCTAGAGCGATCATCCTGCTTAAAGCCTCTGCAAAGACCGCAACAAAAGAATCCATGAAGCAAGTAGCAATCTCTCATGGAGCGCAACACCATAAACCTTCGGCGACTACCGCTAAGGATCTTCCGTCGAGCTTCGGGCGCATCGAAGCTGAGGATCCTCTGCCTACGGTTGCCGATGCAGCCAGCGTGCCGCTCTGGGACGACTCCGAAACAGTTTCCTTCCTGAAGGAGTCGTTGGGCGCTGCCGTCATCTCGGATGACTTGTCATGTCAGCATGGCGTGATGAGCATCCGGGAAGGCGTGAGCAAGACCGGCAAGGCATGGAAAGCGAGCTTCTGCATCGCTAAAAACAAATCAGAGAAATGCTCTGAGACACGGGACAAGAGGCCGTTAAAAGATGGCGCCCTATGGTGGGTTCAATCTTCGCACGGCTTCTTTGAAGTACCGAGGAGGTAAATCATGGGTGAGCTACATATGTTCTTCCCAGATAGGTCAGGAATCAGCATCGAAGGCGATGAAGAGCCGCGTGAGTTTGTCTGGACTTTTTGCGATGTCTGCAATAAGCCGCAAGATCGCATGAATGGCAAGCTAATCAGTCGAGATGGTGAATCAATATTTTGGACATGCGAAGAGTGTCGATCGCAGGGTTTCCACTAGCACTATGCTTTTGGACTATGACACAACATCGAAGAAGGCGCGGTCGTGAAACTGAGATTTTGGTTGCAGAATACTTGGTTGCTAATGGGTTCATTACCGCGCACGCAACGAGCGCTTCGGCTGCTGGTAGCGACATTCGTGGCGTTACCGGCATTGATTTCGAGGTCAAAGCACGCAAGGGATTCAGTCCTTTGGCTGCTATCAAACAGATTAGAAACCGACGAAAAGAGACCGGTCTCGGAGTAGTCGTCATGCGTATCGACGGGCAAGGAGAATCCTCCGTTGGTGACTTTATGGCGATCGTTACCTTTGATGACTTGATCTATCTCTTGAAAGCGAGTGGATATGGAAGAGCGCAAGATTAGACGCTGCCTGATGTGCGGTGCTTGGGTTCATGATCGTGAGATCTGCGAAAGATGTTATCCAAAAGACGACACTCCCGAGATTTTCAAAATTCATGCGAAGATTTGACAAGGGTATTACGATTCGCTGGCGCCTCCGGCTGAGAAACACCGGAGGAACGCCAGACGATCGCCGAGGGCGCGCTTTATTCGTAAGCGCTTTCGCTATTACTCTCAGCCTTCTATTGCCATTAAAAGCCGAAGGTTCGAGCTGGAAGCATCATGAGATGAACTACAAACTTCACGCTCATAACATTCTTAAAGATTGGGATGAGTTCATCTGCCTTGTTGAGCTTTATGAAAAAGAGAGTTCGTGGCGACCGGAGGCGCGTTTAGGTTCGCATTATGGGATTCCTCAGGGACGATCAAAATATCTGGCAAGGGTGGATGGATTCAAGCAAGTTGAGTGGGGAATCCGCTATAACCTTCATCGGTACGGTTCTCAATGCAAAGCACTAAGATTCTTTCAAAAGAATAACTACCACTAAGGGACATCATGAGAGAAACTGAGAAGGTAACAATCGGCATCTGCTCGCCGGGTCAAGTGGCAACAATGTTCATGACGAGCATCCTTGACATCGCCAGAAGCCAAAGGCAGTTAGGTCAGTTCATTAGCTTGCAAGGCTCGGGCGTAATCTCACGGCTTCGCAATCAAGTCGTTTCGACCTTCTTGGACAAGACCAAAGATGACTGGCTGCTCATGATCGACACCGATGAGATTCTGACCATCGAGGGTTTTAAGAAGCTAATCGCCGCAGCCGACGCCAAAGAGCGCCAGATAGTGAGCGGCGTGGTTCATGGCGCGTGGGAAGTCGAGGGCGCAATCTATCCCGAACCCGTACCGTGCATATTCCGTAGAGCTGAGAATGGTGGCCTCTATGCGGTGCATGAGTACGACGATGACAAGATTATCGAGATTGATGCAGCCGGGACGGGTTGCTTATTGATACATCGAAGCGTTTTTAATCGCTTCCGCAAAGAGGCTGATGAGGTGCATCAGCAAGCAAACTGGGGATTCTTCCAAGACATGCCACTCGGAGGCCAATGGGTCGGAGAAGATCTGCTCTTCTGCCTTCGAGCCAAGTCATTCGGTTATAAGATATGGGCTCATACTGGAGTGCAGTTAGCACACGAGCGGCGCTTTTGGATGACCAAAGAACATCATGCGGACTTCCGCAGATTCAACCTACCGAGGCACCACTCAACCGAGAAAGAAGCGCACGATGTCAGTCTTAGCTAAACACATTACAGTCACGACAACGAGTCAAAGGATCGTAGACACCGACAATGTTCGGCGCGATGTCTTGTTGCACGCAAAACAAGCGTGTCACATCGGCGGTGAAGGGGTTACTTTCGGCAACGGGTACTTAATGGATAATGGCGATGAGATCCGTTTAACGGTGTTTGAAGGTGACACTCTTTGGGCAGTCACCGAAGCTGGCACCGGTGATCTCTATGTCATTATTAGCGCACAAACTTAAAACAAATGCGTTTTTTCCCTAGCAAAAATGCACGGATACGCCGCCCCCCATGTTTTTTCTCCCTCCCCGAAGGGACTGATTAAAAAAGATATTGGAAGGTTTGGCTAAAAATGTCCAAGAACTACCGATCTTACGGAAGAAGGTACCGAAAACTACGAGAAAAGATTTTGGCGCAAAACCCCCTATGCCATTGGTGCAAACTAGCTCCGGCGACGACTTTGGATCACGAGCCAGCATTAGCATCCTTTCCGACACCGGAGTTATGGCGAGGGACACTAGTGCCAGCATGTTCGAAATGCAACTACTCACGAGGGGCGAGGTATGGCAACGAAAGACGAAGATCTAAAAACAGTCGTAGATGGTAAGAAGCCAGTCGGCAAGCACTTGAAGATTGTCAAGCGTTCAATCAAGAAGCGTGACATCGATCCAGTCAAAGCCGAGATGCTTCGCGGTTTAGCTCGTGCATGGGACTTGATTGAAGAGTCTGGTCAGCATGTTGCCAGCATCCCGTCGATATGTCGTGAGATGCGTGAGATATGGGATTCGGTAGGCAATCCTCCAGATGACATCGCGGAGTTATGGAAGTCTTAGAAGCCAATCAACAACATCTCTGCCCTCCGAGATGGGCTACC